ATTCATGTGTCAGAATCATGGGGTGAGAAGTTTATTTACGAAGGTAATGCCTTCATTAGCGGTCGCTTACGTGATGTAAACGGCGTTGTAGAAGGTGAAGTGTTGACAGTGCCAGAAAGTATTCTAAGTTAGCCCTCGTCCCCCAACTTATAAAACATTATGGCTATCAACACAGCATTTTCTCCTAACCCAGACCTCGTAGCACAGGTAACAGGTTCAGGCCAACCAGCACCCGGAGCAGGAACAACAGGTTTAGCTCCTACATACGCATCATCGATTGAACTTGCACCAACACTGCAATTCTCTCGTTTCGTAGCAATTAACACTACATCAGCAGTAGGTAATGCTACTATTACAGCAGCATACATCCCACAAGCTGGAGCACGTTTAGTTGTACAAATCAACAATGACTCAGGTGGCGCACGTACTATTACGTTTTCTACCGGATTCCGTGTTACTGGTACAGTGGTAGGTACAGCTTCAAAAGCTATAGTTGTTACTTTCTGTTCAGACGGAACAACTTGGAACGAAGCAAGCCGCACATCAGCAGCTTTAACTTGATTTAATTAGCATAACACTAAAGCACTTGACTTAACTGTCAGGTGCTTTTTTTATGCCCATAGACAGAGTAGAGGACAACCAGCGCAAGCTGACCCAGCGATCTGTCGAACAACTTTGTTCGATGACCGATCCTTATGGGACAACCGGAGAGCGAACGTACAACACACGTACGGCTCACACCGTATAAATTCAATTAATTCCTTACTCACATGGCTGGTGCAATATTCTCATTACCTCCCCACTACGAGACGGCGTTCGATGATAACTGGCGCGAAATTATGGCGCAGCAAACCGATCACCGCTTGGCTGGGATGTACATTTCAGACAACGTAAACGGCAATCAAAAGCGTTTCGATCAAATCGGCGACCAATCTTACGCAATGCGTCAGATTACAGCCCGTGCTCAAAAATCTGAGCCTTCCGACATTCCTACATTCTTCCGTTGGGTCCGTCCTCGTCCGTATGACAAGACCACATGGATCGACTACTTTGATCATATCCTTCTTGGTCAGCTCCCTGACCCACAGTCTCCAACAGCTAAGCAACATGCTATCGCTGCTAACAGACAGAAGGACATCATTGCAATCAATGCTCTATTAGGAACTAACTACACTGGTGCTCAAGGAACAACAGCTACAACGCTGCCTTCTTCACAAACAGTTGGTGTTACTTATGGATCAGGATCTGCAAACTCAGGTCTGCAACTCGCTAAATTAACGCAAGCTTCCTATATCATGGATAGCAACGACGTTAAGGAAGAGGGTCGCGTATTCATCTATGCTGCAAAAGAGTTGAACAACTTAATCACTAACGTAGATCAAGTTAACTCAGTTCTTTACAACGATGTTCGCGCATTACGTGACGGTACAATCCGTGACTTCATGGGCTTCCATTTTGTACGCACCCAGTTGGTTCCTTTCCAATCTGGCTCTTCAACAATCCGTACCTGTGTAGCTTACCAAAAAGATTTCCTCTTAATGGGAATAGGCGAAGACGTACGTACCCATATCGATATCTTACCTATGCAATCACACGCTATCCAAGTTCGCACTGCGCTCTTGATGGATGCGACTCGTATGGAAGAAAAGGGTGTAGTCCAAGTAAATTGCGACGAATCCGTTTAACCATTAACATAGGAGACAACTAACATGGCTATCTATTATACAGACGTAGCGTCTAATCAAATCCAAGGTGTCAACTTTCCGGGCCAAACTGGTCAGGTAATGTTAACAACTCAACCGGGTGTACAAAACAACCCTATTCTTGAAGGTCCGAGCAGAATTACCGCAACATACACATGGACCGGTAACGAAGCACAATACGACATTATCAACATTGCTATCATACCTTCTGGTGCAATGATCGATCCTAACGGACGTGTTTCCAGTGGCACAACAGCTCCTGCGACAACATTAACATTAGCGATTGGTGATAACGATCAAGGTTTGGCATCTAACTTGCCAATCCCAAATCCACAAACAGCACCTAATTCATTAACTGTTATCCAAGCTCCAACTTGGGTTTCAGGAACTGTTTATGCTGTTGGTCAAATTGTATTGGACGCAACTTCAAGCCCTGCGAACCAAACATATACTTGTATCAAAGCTACTACTAGCTCACAGACGACAGCTCCACACTCGGATACTACATACTGGATTGCAAATTCAGTACGTTATTCGACAGCTATCAACTGTGCTGGTGCAAGCGGTAACGTGTCTACAACAGGTGGTACGGGATTATATGCCCCATACCTCGTGTCTGAAGATTGCTGGTTACAAGCACTTGTTGCTACTATTGGTAGTCCAGTTGCAGGAACAGTCAGTGTGTTCCGCTTCGAGATCATCGATAACAACTAATTGGGTTAGTGGTTTGACGTAATTAAAACCTGCCCCATAGTTGCGTTGTGGCGACGTAGCTATGGGGTTTTTCTTTTTCCATGTTTTCAACACTATCACCGACAGACATTGCAAATTCAGCACTATCTAAAATAGGTGCTCAGGCTATTCAGTCTTTAACAGATTTGAGTAATGCGTCGGCTATTGCTTGTAACAATAACTTCCAGTTGGCGTTTGAGACCGTAGCTCGCGCAACACGATGGAACTGCTTGATTACTACGGCTAATTTAACACCTGTAGCGCAGACTCCGTTGCCCCCAGTAAGCCCTACCCCTGCATCAATCCCTTGGGCTCCGTATACGTCATATACTGCCAACGTATACCTTTCTTATGGCAACGCTATATATACCACTGAGTACGCATACACATCCACGGGCAATTTTACTAATGACCTCACTTCAGGTGCTCTTGTACAAGCTGATTATCCGGCGTACAATGCGTTCGGAGGATATCCAGACGGAACTCAGTATCCCTCTGGTTGGTCTTACGCTTTTTCTTTGCCTAGCGACTTCATATTGCTTGATACGATAAATGCTAACACGGACAATGATGCTGGTTACGGCAACATGGGTTCAGATGAGTATGAGATTATGGGTCAGCTTATATACTCAAACACACAGCAAACATCTATAAAGTATGTTTCTAATAATCAGGATACGACACGCTGGGATCCGTTATTTGCAGACTGCGTAACATATAAACTAGCGTCTATGATTGCTACAGCTTTACGTCAAGACGGCGGACAGACAGCAGCCAGTATGCTAGGTACGTACAAGCAGCTATTAGGACAAGCAATTACCAAGAACGCAGGCGAAAAGAAGCCTTACAGATTCCAACCAATCAATTCTTCAAGATTCGTAGCTTCACGTTGGAATTTTATCAATGGCTAAAACAACAGACAGCCAAGTTACCTTTTCTGGCGGTGAATTTAGCCCAAGGCTAGATGCTCGCATAGATCAAGAAAAGTATCGCTCTGGTGCAAGGCACATAGAGAACATGATACCGTATAAGCAAGGTCCGCTTACACGTAGACCCGGCACACAATACATAGCACAAGCAAAACTAAAGAACGGCTACAGCACAAATTACGGCGTAAGGCTTGTTAAGTTTATATACAGCACGACAACAACTTTTATACTAGAATTAGGTAATAACTATATACGCTTTTACAGCAACGGACAGCAGGTGCAAAGTAGTGGTACGCCTGTAGAAGTAAGCACCCCGTACAGCGCACTAATTACCGGCAACAAGTACGCTACAGATATATGGCAACTAAATTACTGTCAGATAAATGACGTAATATATTTTACTAGCCCTAAATATCCTGTCTACAAGCTAACACGTATATCAGATACTAATTGGACGTTTACACAGGTGCAGTTTTTAACACCAGCGTTGCTAGATCAAAACGCTACACAAATTAGTATATCTGCCACATCTAATTTTGGTAAAGTAGGATTAGCTGCTACGGCTCCTGCGTGGATAGCAAATAACTATTACCAAGTAGGTAATTCAGTGCAGGTAGGCAGTACGCTTTATAATTGTATTACTTCACACGTAAGCACTAGCTCATTTAATTCTGTTTACTGGAAAGCACAGACAATATTCCAGACAGCTCACCTTAATTCTTATTGGCAGCTAGCTACGTTACGGTCGTCAGCATTAGTAGAAATAGATGCGGCGTCTCCTAGTTCAGCTTTTACTGTAGGATATTCTAACACGTTACAGATTTACGGTAGCTGGGAGTGTCACACTTACGGCGTATGGAATTGTACGTTTGCTATAGAGCGTTCTATAGACGGCGGATCTACATGGACTGCTGTACGCACAATATCTGGATCATCTGACAGAAACGTAGATATTACGGGCGTAGCAGAATACTCTGCGTTATTTAGAATTAATGTTATAAGCTCTACAGCACCTACAACTGCTGGTGCAACAGCTCCACGTATTGTTTTAGAAGCAGTAGATGGTTTTCTATATGGTTTAGTGCAGATATGTACGCCTGATGCTTTTAGCTCTAGCGTTAATTACATTCCTAATATGCAAGCTAGCTATTTAGGAATTAACTATTATTGCACAGCAGCCGTTAACGGTGGTAGCACACCAAATATAGATACCGCACATTGGGCTGTATCTGACAGCAATCACGCAGCTGCAAATGTAATACAAGAACTGTACAATAACGCGCCACTAGCAGCAGCTTGGAGCAGCACTACAAGCTATGTTGCAGGAAACACTGTAAGCTATGAACAAACAAACTTTACCTGCACCTTATCAATCACAGGTGGCAGCCCTCCTCCGCAAAACCCCGGCAACTGGTCTCCAACAGGACCAAACACGCTTTACTGGTCAGAAGGTGCTTGGTCTGACTACAGGGGCTACCCTCAAGCAGTCACTTCTTTCCAGCAACGAGTCATATATGCGTCAACCTCGTATGAGCCGCAACGTATATGGGGTACGGTCACAAACGACATCGAGAACTTTTCTTTAGGCAATCAGACATTAGCTACAGACAGTTTTGCATTTGATATTAACGCCCCTAGCCGTGGTCCTATATATTGGTTGTGTGCACAAAATAACCTTATAGCCGGTTTTGCAGGTGCAGAATGGGTAATTACAGGTAGTGGTGCAAACACGGGTAACGGTGCAGGCGGTGCAATATCTCCTACTTCTATACAGGCTGTAGAACATTCTACGTACGGATCTATATACGGGGTAACGCCATTAGTTGTAGGCGACGGTATATTGTTTACACAAAGACAAGCTAATCAAATACGGCAAATGATGTTCTCTGTATATACTGAGAAGTACATGAGCCAAAGCTTAACAACTTACTCAGGTCATCTATTTAATTCTGGTATAGCACAATTAGACTATCAGCAACAATGGCACGGACAGCCAGAAGTGTGGGCTATAACGCAACAAGGTCAGCTAGTAGGCATGACCTACGAAATGGACCAGAACATATTTGGTTGGCATAGGCATACAACAGGCACAAATGGCACAACACCTGACTTCAATTATCCTGATGTTGGCTTTGAGTCTGTAGCTACATTGTTTGGTAACGGCATACAAGATGACGAAGTATGGGTAGTGGCTAACAGATATGTAAGCCCGCCTATATGGGTATCTGCCGGCACGTATGCTGTTAACGACATGGTATATTGGTCAAATAATACGTATATTTGCATATCTGCTGTATCTGGAAGTACTACGCAGCCCGGCAGCGATAGTACACATTGGCAAATAGCCCCTTATCAAACTGTACCTGTTAGATTTATAGAGCGTTTTAATCCTAACAACTGGGAACAAACATTTACGTCCGCTCCTAATCAGCCAAAAGCTATAGTAAAAAATGCTTATTATGTAGATAGCGGCTTCTCGTTACCTACAGGCAAAGCTACAGGTCCTTATTTTATTGGTAATACAGTTTATGGTTTAGGCAATTTAGCTGGACGTTACGTTGTAGGTTTAGCAGACGGTAATGCGTTTGGCCCCGTACAAGTGGGCTACGATGAAAACAGTTATGGCACAGTAGTTATACCTTCTGCCTATCCGCCACCATCACCAGCATGGCAAAGCGGCTTTACATACTTTGCAGGCCAGCAAGTAAGCTATACATATACAGATGGCGGAGGCAATCAGCAGCTAGCAAACTTTGTAGCTAACAGCACAATTACTAACGATACAGTACCACCTAACGTAGATACGACAAATTGGACGCTAGTTAACTTTGTTGGTCCTAATACGGTGCAAATAGGCTTACCTATTGTATATACAGCACAAGCTATGCGTTACGACGCAGATCAACGCCAAGGTAACACACAAGGACTGATAAAGCAGATAAGCGATGTGTTTATACGTGTATATAACGCTTGTGGTGGTCTAATAGCTAACAACTACCCTGTAGCTAACAGTTGGGTGTCTGGTGCTACTTACGGCAAAGGCAGTCAAGTAAGTTACAATAACTTAAATTATCAGGCACTTAATTCAGTAAGCGTAGATGTAGTGCCTCCTCCGCAAGATAGTACAAATTGGCAATTCTTGGGTGGTGCGCCATATTTACCCGTACCTATACCTTACAGAAACACAAGTAACTTGCTAAACGGCGACCCTGCACAGCAAGCTCAAGGACTGTTAGTAACTACGCCAACAGATATACGTATTACGCCGCAGCTTAATCTCTCGCCAGATACCGATCCTATTATTATAGTAACTGGCAGCGATGCATTACCGTTGACCGTTATAGCACTTATAATTAAGTACGATGTTATAGCAACTCCATGACCATCAGAGCTTACAACAACGATTTAGATTACCCTATGATTAGATCATGGTGGATGGTGCATGGCAGTAGCGTTATGCCTCCTGACGTATTTTTGCCTGCAACAGGGTTTATAGCCGAAAACGAGGACGGTCCTATAGCAGCTAGTTTCCTTTACTGCGTAGTAGGCGGCATTTCAATTATAGAGTTCACAACAACCAATCCTATATGCAAGCTTAGCCGTGACTTAGTTAAGGCCGTAAAAGCCTTATATGCCCACCTAGAAGCGATTGCATGGGAAAACAAAAGCCCATGTGTACTTTCATTTGTTAAACCAAATAGCGGAGAATCCCGTATAATGTCCAAGAAAGGTTATCAGGATTTACAGGGTGATTTTCACGTTATGTACGGAAAGAGTAACCCATGCCTATAGCACCAGCACTACCAGCAATATTTGCAGGAGCTTCTGCCGTAGCAACAGGTGTAGGAGCTTACGGACAATATCGAGCAAGCAAGAGTGCCGCTGCCGTAGATCAAGCTGCTGCACAGTATAACGCTAATGTAGATAGAGCACAGGCAGCACAATTAGACGCTAACACGTTACAAAACATACGTACAGAACGTGCAGCCAATCAACAATACTTATCTAGGCAAGCAGCATCGTATGCTAGTGCAGGCGTATTAGCCACCTCAGGTTCTGCGTTAGAAGCACAAATAACAAATGCAGGTTTACTAGAACAGCG